GGCTATTTTGTGCTGAAGTTAACATATCCTTTTTATATGTACCCATTTCGGTTGGACCGTTTTCGGTCCCTCCTATTTTGTAATAGAACGATTATAGTTTATAATAATGAGTAAGATGTACAGGGGAAGCAACCGGATTAGGTGTGCTACAAACATGTTTGAAGTTGTACAGTAGGATTTACAAGACACATTGTTGAATAGAAAAGCAAATTTGCCTGCCAGATAAGCACTTAAGTGAAAGCAGTCAGCATAAAACTATGTGCCTAAAAGTATATTTATTGGAGTGTGAGTAACACAGACAATAAATATTGTGAAAGAAATGTATAGCTGGCCAACTAACTGTCAGGCACACCCTAGACAAGCATGCACACCTGCAAAATGTGGCGCGAAACAGCTAACAGTTTTGCAAACAGTGCCAACAAAACGCCATGTTGTGCACGACCGAAACCGGGAGCGACCGAAATCGGTCCGGGGGTATTAAAGGCTAGGGGACGGCCGGGTCACATACAGGACACCACACATATATGTTATGTGACTCACAAGGCGCAACCGGACACACACAACACATGACACACACATTTATTAACATACAAAACATGCACACAAACATGCATAAGGAAACATACATAACAAAAGGGGGCCACCCATACATACACAACAGTACAAGGAACCCGTGTACAGACACAGTAAACATCAGCATACAACAGACACACACATAACATGCTTAGGAACGTTTGGACCGTTTACGTTTTGTAGAGGGGGCGGTAGAGGGTGCGGGACGCTTGCGGGACACAGGGGACGACCGTACCCGGGTGCCACGCTGCAGCAAAAATTTCCTGCCAAGAGGGAATTGGTCTAGCTCAAGGGAAAAACGTTCAGACAAATCCACCTCCCAAAATGTAAGCCCTGCATAAGGGTCCTTGTTCTCTGTAGGGACAGCAGAAGGTTTTTGACAGGAAATAGCCTGGGACTGTAGGAACCGGTAGGTATCGCCCAAACTAGCAGTGGGAGGGGGCAAGGAACCGAAATTCCAGTCTTCCAGTAACGTAGCATTCATACCATGCAGATAGGCCATAACCTCTGTAGTTAAATTAATAACACATAACTGGAAAATAAACTGCAAATCAAATTCCTCGCCATGGCGCATGTACTCTTTAAAATTGGAAGCCTTGTATGTGTCAGAGGGTGTTTGTGTGGCACAAATAGTCATATTGGTGCTACGTGTAGTATCAACCACAGTTACAAAAAGCTGATTACCCCAGCAGATACCATTGTTAGGGCCCTGTGCTCGTTGCAGCCAGTAGGGCTTGTTAAACAACTGGGATTCAGAGGTAACCATGGACCCACTAGGCGTGGACCCATATACAGAGCTTGTAGGAGTGCCACGAGAGGTAGAAGATGTTCCTTTTAGCACAAAGCCATCGGGAATTGCGTCGCCCATAGTACCTGCTCTGTTATAAAAGTGCCTTATAAACATCTGTTCCCTACGTAAACAGAAAAACATAAGGTCACCATATGGCTCAGCTGCCATCTGCAAAAAATCAGGGTACTTGCATGTAGTGGTTACAATATCTAAAGGCACATCAGACTTATTGGTTTGCAACGCTGCAAAATCAAGAGCACCAAAACCAGTATCTATCATGTCCCCATCCTGAATTGTGGAAGATTTAAGTTCTATAGGAGGGCAATCCCCAGCCTGTACATTAGACATATTGCATGGGGTACCCTTTGCCCAGTGCTCGCCTAAAGGAGGTTTGCACCCTATAATAAATAGCTGGGTTTGCTTATAGTCCATAGTAAGATTGTCCCGGGTGTCATCGCCAGGCACAACATCATATAAATTGGTGTTTTCAGTGTCATACAGGCGGTTGTACAACGGGTGGCCACTTACCCCAACGCCTAAAGGCTGTCCCCTGCCAACCTCAACACCTGTACAGGCCCATACAAGGCGCTGCGAGTCAGGATTGTATAGCGATGCATCAGGAAGGCCAAACTTATTGGGATCAGGCAAACGTACCCTAAACACCCTATATTGATATCCAGACACCTTGGGAACCACTATAGGGTTTTTTCCTGATTGCTTTTTGATAGCAAAATAAGGATGGCCAACAGTTAACAGTCGGGAACTGCCTGCATAATAATATATGTTTGTTCTGGATACATAGGCGTCGGTGCTGAGGACCTTGGACACAGGGGCAGGAGGCAGGTATACCTTGTTGTCACTAGGCTTCCACATTGCCATCTGCAAAAAAATATGGAAAACGTTTACGTTTTTTAGGTAGCAAACCTAATGGGGGCAACAAATAATATGTGGACCCATTTACAAGAACAGAGCCAGGAACAACACCGGGAGGGGCAGGGGGCACGGGCCAAACAGCATGGGAATCCGGGAGGGCACTGTCAGGCCCACTAAAGACAGGAATATCCAGGCCTGTAGATAGAGGCACAGTGGTATTGGATGCTGCAGATGATAGGGCAGACGATGCAGTCACTGATGGAGCCTGTAAAGGTGTGGAGGGGCGTGTAGGGGTCAAGGTGCGGTGACGGGACACAGAAGCAGTGTCAGCATATATATCATATAGAGAATCAAGATAATCAGGAGTGTCAGAAACCAAAGGTTGCATTTCCAGCTCGTCAGCAACAGGTGCAATAGGGCTTAAATCCTGATAAAAATGTACTGTGGCACCTATGCGCTTGCCACTGCGGGTTTTTAATGTGGCACGCTGACCCAGACGGCTGTACCGGACGGTACCCCTGCGTGCAGTAAGGGCGGGTCTGTGTAGAGCCACAATATCCAAAAAGTCAGGATCCGGGACCTGATGAATACTAGGATGCTCAAATAGTATGGTTTCCTCTGTGTCAAATACAGGATTGTCATAGGTAACAAGTGTTTCAGGCTGTGATAAAAACCTGGGGTCCTGTACATGTACTTGTTGGTATGCCCTGCTGTACAACCGGGGCCCAGCCACACGACGGACCCCTGGCAACGGGGTACTAATAATAGGTTCATCACCAGTACCCCGTACAGCAAAAGTTTGCATAGGGATTTCCTCATAGCCATGGGATCCAGCTGTAGGGGTACTAACTAAAACATGGCCTGTTACCTCTCCTGCCTGCGGAGGTTCCACTATAGCAGGCTCAGTAAACAAAGGATTAATGAAGCTACTACTGCTAACCTGCACATTGCCACCGGATGGAGTTATGTCCAACACTGCAGGGGTTGTGGTAGAGGCTGTTGTAACCTCAAACCCCCCGGTACCTGTGAATGTGGGATGGGGAGAGCCCGATGCAATTATGCTGGAATCCTCCACCAATGTGACAATAGAAGGATCGGATGCCCCCACGGGTTCAATAACGACAGGGGGGCGGGCAGGAGGGCCAACATCCACAACAGTGGGGGGTCGGGTCCCAATAGGGATGTATCCAGTGCGCCCACCAGTGCCGGACCCTGTTCCAATGCCCAAACCCCCAAAGAAGACACCCAAGCTACCCCATTGCAGGATTTTGTCTGCAAGTGTGGTGTGTTCCACCTTATTGATCACATCGGAGGGACAGGTACCTGCCAATTTGCAGGTTTGATATAATTGGGTAGCGGAGGCACGCTTGCGACGTTTAGAGCGATGCATACTAAAATTTATTTAGCAATATAATGTAAAAAAATGAAAAATACAAACCATACAAAAAGCCAAAAACAAAACACCAAACCACACCACTATAATGAATACCCCACACCCAATAAATGTATGACACCCACAAACCCACTACATGTGTCTACATACACTGTGTATACAATACATATAGGTACAATGGGTAAGGTAACTACTGCAACAGACGCAGGTAAAAAATAAACAAAATAAGACACACGAAAAGCAACAACAGGGATAACACCTGCACATCTGCAGGTGTCCACAGTACTACAGGATATTCCCCCCCATCTCTATCACGTACTACAACAGGATACATACTACTATTGCACACTACAACACAAGAGGAATATATACAATTGAGCAGCAGGCTTGGCTGGTTGTGTGGTGATATCACAGTTGGTCAAGGGACTGCAACGCCTGTATGTATATGATCAGGAGGCCTAGAAACACAGTAAGGAATACAATAAGAAAAGCAGTAACGCCAGGAAGGATAGACAGCCAAAAGAAGATTAGTATTAGCAGCAGTTGTGTCCAGGCAGACAAGTAGCAAATAAAGGTCTCCACACTGTATACAACAGATGTCCCTTAACGTTCCGCACTGTACACAGTTTACATATATTTACAATATACCAGTATATTATGCTAACATAGTCATGTACCCCAGTACTGCTTCAATGTCTTTAGGTAAGGTTATGGTTGATAGGAAGGTTGCCCTTTGTTCCGCACTATCATGCCACAGGGTTACAAAGGCTGATTTTTCATTGGTGGTGTTACTGCACGTTGACCATCGCCAGGTGGAGGTTACTTTGCTAAACAGTACAGATTTATGTTTGTGCAATCTATACCTTAAACACTTTAATTTGTTTGGATCACCTCGGAGGTGTGTTACAGGTGCACTGTCACCGACACGGATGTTCCCGTGCTGCTTTGCGCTGTCAGGGTTACACTGGTCCCCTGTGTTGTCACGTGCCAGCCGCTGGATCCTGTCTTCTGTGGAGTCGGGATGCTGATATCCGTGTCCGAGTCGCTGACGCTTATGCGGCGGCGGCACGTGTGGCGACGCGGGGCCCAACACCTGGGCGGGGTTGGTGGCGTCGGGTTCGTCGGTGTATGGGGGGTCAGTAGGTCTAGTAGAGGATAGCGGTTCTTGGTCGGTGTCCTGGGTGCTAGACACAGAGGAGTCGAATGCATCATAAATTAGCTGTCCTCCCACATGCACCTCCCAGGTGCCAGTGTTCCCATATGTCTGTGCTTCCTGTGCAAACCTAACATAGGTTACACGTGTCCCTTCGTGTGTAAAGTATAGTCCTGCATGGTCCACATGGCCAGACACCTTGGTCCATGTATCATCATCACCGCTTTGTACATATATATACCTCCAGCATGTGTAGCACATAGTTTTTGTGTCCTCGCCATCAAACTTAACGTCTACGGTGTAGCCCTTTTTTTTCCAACATTGCTTGGGTGCTGCGTCCCACATTTCCTGGCTTGTGTCACGTAATGTCCAAGGTTCCGTGCCATAGGGGCTTTTTAGCAATGTCTTTAATGCCAACTGCATTTCAATAGCTTTACATGCCTTTGCTTTTGCAATCAATTGCACTGGCACCACCTGGTGGTTTAGGTGCAACATTCCCGCTTCTCGTGCCTTATACATAATAACATTTTCCAATCGCACAAGTCCCCAGTGCATAATTTGGTCCTGCAGCTGGTCGCTATCTGTTTCATACAGTTCTAGCAACTTCTCCCGGCACGCATTTAAACGGCTGGCCAATGTCTCCATTGTCCTCCTGGTCGTCCTGCTCGTGTAAGTCTAACCGAGCCCACAACCTTTGGAAGAAGCATTTCCAGTTTGCATCATTTAGTGTATACAAGGGATCCCCTTTCTGATTTACAGGAAATGCATTAGGAAAGGTAAACAGCTGCAGTCTACTACGTAAAAATTTCCACCTGTCTTCCTCTAAGGGATTGGTATTTGTTGTCATTAACAGTGGTGGACATTTTAGCTGCAGCAAAGGCCTATGTTTTCTGTCTACGCATACCTGATTGCCATCCAGTGCATTTCGCAAATAGGTATCTATATAGCTCCAGCACTGGGGGGTAACATCATCTATAAGCCCTATTTTGGCATCACATAATGGCTGCAGCCAAAAATGGCTGGTGGAGTTGGCATAGGAAATCACAACCCCTCCTAGGAAGCGCAACAGGCTCATACAAAAGTATGATTTACCTGTGTCTGCAGGTCCATATATTACTATACAACATTTTTTTGGTATGCCTTTTAAAAAGTTTTTCAGCGATATTACAAAGGTAATAAACTCTATGTCGTGGTGTCTTAGGAACCGTACTATGGGTCTCCAGTCGCCCTCCTCTGATATCTTTGCACTTCTAAATCTTATCCATTCTGACATTGTCATTTGTGCCTGCTCTGCCCGTTTGTAATGCCTGCACATTGTGCATGCATCCTTTACATATTTTGCTTGGCAGTTGCTTGCTAGGAATGCCGCTGCATTACCATCTACATCTGCCAATTTTGCATATTCATATGCCAATATACTTTCGTCTGTTATATCATGGTCATATGCCCATTGCACCATTACTGATAACTGAAACTGGCATTCTTCTAGACTGTGCCCCACAACTGTTTGTCTTACAATCCATTCTGGTGTTTCTCCAATTATTTCACTAGCATTGCCCATGCCTGCTTTATACCAATATAGTGCAGCCGCTGGATGTCTTATTTTGGGAGGTTCTATGAGCATATGTTGCTCTGGTATATTTAGTAACCTGCCCATACATTTTGCCACCGTGTCCCTGTTCTTGGCACAATTATATCTCACTAGCATTAGGACCACCATTCCCCAGTTACTGGTTTGCACCTGTATGTGTGCATATTGACAGTGTTGCTGTATAAGGGTTTTGACACCCTCTGCAACTGTGCAGTACACGCCAAATGCACATATTACCCAGTCCAAACACGTGGTCCTATTACTTTTAAACTGTCTTGCTAGCTCCATAAAAGACAACCCATATATATCTTTAAACTTACCTAGTAATGTGGCCCTTAGGTTACTTGTTTTAAGCAGAGACAGGATAGCATCTGTACCTGATTGTGCCGGTGCTGTAACTGCACCCGGCGCACCATCCCCCCCTTGTCGCTCCTCCTCCTCCGTTTCCTGTACCCCCCCTGTGCCTGCACCCCCCCTGCTTTCCCCTACTACCTGGTCCTCTGTCGCGTCAATATCCACTTGCGTATTGCCATACCCACTGTCTTGCAGCTCAAACAGTCTACGTTTTGCTTTTTGTGAGCTTCTGCCTAGTGTTATGGCATCCAGCCGTGGACTTAGGTCTTTGTCTACACATACCCCGGCGGCCAACGGACTAGCTAGATACTTTCGTTTTAGGGCCTGCACAAAGGCCTCGTCATCTTGTGCCTCCTGCTGTCTGTATAACTCAAGTGCAACTTCCTGTCCATCCCCGGGATGCCTACTATTATCAATAAAATCAACCATGTCCTGTCCGCTGTCACCGTCCTCCTCGTCCTCATCACTAGATATTTGCTGTCCCGTGGTTCTGTCCACTGTGGCTTCCACCCAAAACCACCCGCATGCGCTCCGTCCCTCCTCACTATCGTCCCCATTGTTTGTACCTTCACCGTCGGCCATAGCAGTTATGCGCAGAGCGGACACACTATATGCAGTGCGCCCAACAGAAGCTCCTGGAGTTGTCTTATTTCTGCGTGTCCACTCTCCACCACCAGCCTTACTGTACAGCAACACCTACAACAACTTGTTACCACCCTATATGCTTGCTGTGCTGGTTCTGTAGGTTGTGTAGGTTGCTCACCGTCCTCCCTATTATCCTCCTCTTCTGAGCTGGCTAATTGCTCGTTACAATGTAGGTCAACCGCATCAGGCTGATCCAGCTCTAGAAATATGTCCTTTAAGGTTGGTCGTTGGCCATGCATGGTTTCCAACACTGCAGGCAAGCGCCTCGCCAAAGCCCAGCTATTTTATGGAACCGTTTGCCTTCACTGATAAGCCGTTCCTTTTCCTCACTGCACAGTGGTTTATGGCACAGGTAGCATCTAATAAGCAATTCTAAAATAGGCACTCCTGTTTCATATTCCACTGTGGGTGCATAGCTAGAATACTGCCAGTATCTAAATTGCCTTAGTTTCCCGGCTGCTTCCAGACACGCAGGACATGCTGCAAATGGAAAATGCTTTCTCCACACAACTTGTAGCTCCTTGTATGCAAACGATACAACCTCCTCCTCTGTTAATGCTGTTCCGCAAAACACGCAGGTTATGTTCAGGTCCTGCAGGTCCAGTTCATAGACTTTGCACAATAGGAAGATATTTCTTGGGCAGTAGTCTCCGTTGGTCAT